AAAAACTGGCTACCCTTCTATATTAATCTTTATAAGTTTCTTCTACTTCAATAGTGTGCTTATGCACCCACCCGTTATTGCTAGGCGAATATATTCTACACCAAATGTTACCTTGTGGATCTTGAATTTCTTCAAAAATATAAACTTCTGTACCCGTTTCGAGTACATCTTTTTCACTTGCAAAACTATAGTTTTCAAAACTACTACCTGCACGTTCACGTAAAGAAGCATCATATTTAATTGTACCTCTGTAATAAGGTTCTTCTGACCAAACACTTACACGAATACATCCGACTGGTTTTTTCTCAATAACTTCGTCATGCTCTTCAGGTTGATTCACTACTGTATCTGTATCAACATCTTCACCATCAATATAACGTTGTACTAGATTATCAATTACATCGATTTCATCACGACCATAACCACATGCTTCAAGTGCGTTACCTGGATCACGTTTATCATCTTGAATATTTTGATGACCTGGTGTTTTGTTATAGTGATCGATATTCCATGAAGGACAAAGTACTGCATACACCCTAGCAAAATTATCAAGTGCTTTTAATGAACGTTCTCTATCATCAGGGAAATAACACAACTCGCCGCCGAATGCTGCGTCATTCGCATCATCTCCAAAGTAATAGTTATCTGTTGGTGTATCGTATAGAACGTGCCATGCTTTTTCATCTAAAGGAATACAAATAATACATTCCTCATCATCAACAAAGAAATGTGCTGAAGCCGTAGAAGCCCAATCTTGCATGTAAGTATTTTTATAATAATCAACGTTTTGTTGCGCCGTACTGTTTGGATTACCTGTATCATGGTACACTGCAAAAATTGGGCCACCTGTATCTAATGGTTGCCCTGTGCGTCTTGTTCCATAAGGTAAAAAGTCTGTATATACGGGTACACCGTTCCATTCTCCTAAATATTCTTTTGCCATAATTAATCAACTCCAATAATAAAAAGCCCTATCACTAAGTGCTTTGTAAATTTTAGTTTTTAATATTTTTATCGTCTGTAATACCTAAACGTTTTGTAAGTAATTCGGGTAGTGGTACACCAATTACTGAACAATTTTCTAAAATACTCACTGCTTCACCGATAATATAGAAAGCAACTGTACCATTAACAACCATTCCATCAGCTTTAAACACAATATCTGCAAGATTTGCAACTATAACTACCATTAAGATACCTACTTTTTTAGCAAGTCCTATGTTAGCTACAGAACTTTTAATTGTATGTTCACGAGTTGCTTTAATAACACCACTAATTACATCTAATCCAATTAAAATGATAAGTATATCTATAATTGTCCATGAGCCTGTAAAAAAGAAACTTGAGAAATTATCAATTTGAATGTTATTTACTTGTTCCAATTTATGATACCTCCGAAGGACTATTATTTGTTACTTTAATCACTTTCACTTCTTCTTTATAAACATCAACATATGCTTGGACTCCAGTTAATTTATATAGTGAATTCAATGTAGTTGCAATTGAAGTTGCACTTTCTTCAGTATCATAAAATGTTGGTTGTTCATCTTCTAAAGCCACTGCATAACCGTAGTTATAAGGATTATACTTTAATTTTTGTTCTCCACTATATTCACTTGTACCTTTTGACATTCTAACTAAGTAAAATCTTGTTTTGTTTGACATATAAAATCACTCCTAAATTAGATTTAAAAATGTGAGTTACTCTACTTTGAATAACTCACATAATAATTCGTACGTTTCTGCTTTTTCTTTATCTAATTCAACATCTAATTCTGATAACGCTAGTTGAATAGAATTATAAATATTGGGATATTCATCTAAATTAATTTTAGAAAGTTCATTAATTAAAATGGCATCTTCCCTTTCAAACTCTATACGATTTTCTACACTGTCAAATTCAACCATATTATCATTTATGATTGGATTACCGTTTTCATCTTTTTTTGCATATTGTTGAATAATTTCATTAGATGCATCGGATAAGTCTTTAATTTTTTCATCAATTAATTTAACTAATTTAGTCCGATGTCTTGATAATTTTGGTTTAAGTTTTAACTCATATAAAAAAGACTTAGCTTGTACTAAGTCTGAATTCTTAATTTCTAACATATTTAATTGTCCTCCTATTTTTAAACTCTCCATGAATCACCACGTAATATATCACCAAAAGAGTACCAATATTTACCATACCTAACTCTTACATCATACTCTCCTATTTGAATACCATACTTATTATTTCTGCTCATTATTCCAGTAACACCATCTGAGTAGTTTACAATTTCTAAAGTATCGTTTAATCCACTCGTCCATACAGTATTAAATCTATAACCATCTTGACCTAATTCATATTTGTATTCTCTTGTATTATTACCATAAAATGCTCTTACTCTACTTCCACCTTTACGATAATTTTCTATTGTCCAACCACCTGTGTTTACATCTCCACCGTGACTATTGAAATATACTTTATCAGTAATAACGCCTACTTGTGAAAGTCCATCATATGTTGCTTTAGCAGTATGACACTTAATGCCTGAGAAACTACCTGTATTGGAATCATCATCTAAATCTCCACTTGTACCCATTGCGATAGATGGATATTGTGTTCCATATGTTCTAGAAAAGTTTAAAAAAGCACATGTCCCATTATTACTTTGATAAATAGAATTATTAGTCGTATGGAAAATGATTCTTGAATGTCCATAATAATTTGTTTCTGCACCGTCAAAATAATCTAAACTATTAGCGTTTAAATTCCAACGCATACTACCACTTGTTGAACGTAATACACCACTAGTAATTCTTGATGCATCAATATCAATCGCTTTAATTGCATTAATGAATGCACTTTTAGCAGTGAGTGTATTAACAAAAGTTTCATTACTGATTAACTTATTCACTAAACCATAATCAACATTAATAGCGTTTGAAGTAATACTATTAGCAGTTATTAATCTAGTACGTAAATTGGAAATATTACCATAAACTGATTCTAAGGCTTTAGATTTCATTTTTTCAGTTAATGTATAGTTTGATGTTAAGTTATTAACCAGTAAATTATTCGTCATTAATTTATCGATTAATGCACGATCGACATTAACCATGTTTGCATTAACACTATCTGCAGTTAAAATGTTACTTTTTAAATAGTTAATATCCCCTCTAACTGCCTCAATTGCTCTTGATGAAATACTGTCTGCGACAACATTAATTTGTTTTTCTAAATCATCTACATTAGGTGACCAATCACTTGCTACAGTACCTTTTTCTAGTTGTGGTTTAGCAATATAAACGAGTTTATTAGGCCACGTAGATGTAAAATAAATACGTAAGTTAGTTTGGTTTCCAGTATTGAATTTAAAAGTTAATCTTTGCTTATCTCTAACTTCTTTTATCGTTTCATTTTTAAAAAGAAACTGTCTAGGTTTTAATGAATAACCATTTTCATTAACGATTTCAATTGGTGTATATGCTCCACCTACTTCAAATTTAGGGATAACGTCATAACTCAATACATAGTCGGTATTAGGCTCTAATTTCACGAATTGGTTTGTTTCCCAAAAGAAATAACCTTTACTATCTTCATGTTCTAATGCATATAACTGATTATTAATAACTTTTCCAAATTCCACTATCTTATTATGATTAAATGGTGTAGTGTAGTTTGAAGTACCTTTTAATAAATTTACTGCACCAATCTTCATATTATCTACTTTCCTATTAATCTGATTGATTTGTTCAAGTGTAGCACTATTACTAAAGTTAGTTGCTTGTAGAACTTCACTTTTAGCCCTTTCTATACTCTGATTAAATTCATTCGTAACATCATTAGCCTTTGTATCTATATATAACTTTGATTCATTTTGCTTACTATATAATTCAGTTAGCTTTGATTGAACAACTTCTTTATCACTAGTATATGATGCTTGATTTATATTAATTTGATTTTGAGCATTTTGAAGTGATGTTCTAAATTCATTTTGAACGTTATTAAATTCTTCA